CTCATCTGGTTGTAGATGAGGGCATTTTTTATGAGTAAATACTCCACTTCGATTTTTGCGTGTCTTAGAACGGCTTACAATAAGCCGTTTAACTGGGGAAACGTAGCTATAAACTAGCCACTATGAAACACAAAACAGGTACAGCATTCTGTGTCCTTCACGTGTCCTAAATCTCAAAAACACACCAATTTAGCGAACTAGCTTTTTACATAACCGCAGGTAAAATATAGTATGAAACACACAAACATTACTAGACAACAATATACCTGTATTGGGGATAGAATAAAAGACCAGTTAAAATGCTATGTAATACCTGTTTATGTCCTAAAATGTCCTAACTATTAATTATTCTTTGCACGGTATCTAACCCATGCTTCCCCTACAACATCCGCAAACTGTCTCCATTGCGGACGATCATAGTGTATTTCACCAACGCCCTTTCCAGCGTGACCCATCATCTTCTCTACATAGTCAGAATCTATACCCAACTCCCAACGCATGATAGTGCGCCAAGAATTACGCAGATTTCTAAATGGAATGTATTTAAGATTCTTTTCTTTGAGAAGCCTATTCCATACATAACGCACTACCTGCTGACTTACTGGCTTTCCATAGCCTTTATCCGTAAGCCAGTTTGTATCAATGGAGAGAATGTCTTTTGACCATGGCTCTGGAATGACTATAGGTCTCTTGCTTTGTGATGTCTTGAGCTTGTCGAGCACTTCTCCGTTGTTATCTACTTGTGTATCAATGTCAATAATGGCAAGCGTCATACCAGCATACTCGTAAGACATAATGTTTTCTTTCCTTACGCCAAGAGACTCACCAACACGACACGAGCCAATGCCACAAAGAATAGCTGGAATATAGACAACAGAGCCACGCAGAGCTTCTAAAACCTCGCAGAGCTCACTAAGCGAGTAAACATCCGTATCACGCTTATTCGATTGCTTAGGCATCCTATACGTGACGTTTGCAGGGTTTGCTGGTAGCAATTCAAGCATGACGCACTTATCAAGCACTTTACGCATCAACATAAGCGATGTCTCAGCGATTCCCTGTGTCATAGTGAGCAACCATTCCTGGATTCCAAGAGGTTTAATTGCCGTGATTGGCAAACTTCCCCAAACAGGATCTATGTGCCTTGTCCATCTACTGACATAGTTCTTGTATGTGTTCTGAGAGAGTTCACCTTTCTTCAGTTGTTCTTGCAATTCTGGAAGGCACCACGTCTCATAAGCCTGCCTGAGCGTTGGTACAGGCTTATCTTGGCTGTGTTCTATGCGTCTTTGCGCTAATACTTCATCAGCTTGTTTGCGTGTGCCGTAGACGGTCTCAGAGTGTCTTGTGAACCCTCTACCGTCTCCCGTGTCTGCCATATAGCGGATTCTGCGTTTCCCAGGACCCATTGCCTGATTTGAACCCCATGAGGAGCGTTTACGTGGCATAATATATATACCTTCCTAACGAGATGGAGGTTGCCCTCTGATTTGTCTTGGCGGACGCAGAGGGCTTTTTTATTGCTTAATTTGCGATTTGATAACTTAGTTTGCGGTAGAAGACTACCTCGCCAGACGCGTCATCGCCCTTAAACTGGACTACCTCAACAGTATGGTCTCCAGCCTTCAGCGCATCGCCTGTAAGGCTGATAGCGTTCTGCGAGTCTCCATAGTTACCTTTTGTATTCTCGATTCCATCCACATAGATATGTGTTACAGCGGAACGGTTGAGGTCTTTTGTGTCGACCTCAATTTGTGTCAGTTGAGTATCTTTTTGAATGGTCAGCTTTGGTACATTGCCATTCTCTGTAGTACCGGATGCAGTAGCAAGCATGACAGAGCCTTCTCCGACTTCTGCTTGCTTTGAACCGTCAAAGTCTTTCTTTGCTGGTGCTTGCTGCTCTTGCTTAGTCTGTGGCTGCGCTGTGCTCTGCGTGTTTTGCTGTGGCGAACCGCCACAAGCTGTGAGAACCAGCGAGAGCACTAGTCCTGCGCCAACCATGACAAACTTCTGATACTTCATTTCTTTCCTTTCTCTTAAATCTCAAATCCAAATGGAACTAAATACCACACAACCTCACCAATAATAGAAACGGGCTGTGTGTCAATCTCGTTAAAGTCAAACACCTGTGGTCTGTAAGTAGGATCAATGCTGTCTGGTATGAGCTCGTAGCCATTCGATAGTGGCTTCACGCGCTTAATAGTTGCGTCAAAGCCATTCACACACACTGCATATGCCTTCATAGGCTTAGACGCTTCCTGGCAAGGATTAATAAGCGCATAGCAACCATTTGGCAGTACGCGGTTCATTGAATCGCCTACAACCTTAAGAAGAAAAGCCTGTGGGTATCTGTCATGAATATCTGCTGGAATGTCATACGTCTCATCAATATTAATCATTTCAATAGGCGTTCCAGCAGCTATTGAGCCTAGAAGTGGGACAGATGCCATTTCTGCCCTACTCGCATACTTAAAGCCGTTGCTTCTAAAGCTATCCATTCCAAGAATCTCGTCCAGGGAAACACTATATAGTTCAGCAAGCTGAATGAGCGAACCCATGTCTGGGTCATTCTGTCCTTGCTCCCAGCGTCTGATTGTTCCTAGAGGAATACCAGCCTTCTCTGAAGCTTCTTTTTGTGTCAAACCAGCCTTGCGCCTTGCATTGCCCAAGAAGGTTGCTGTGTAGCTTTCTTCGCGTGCCATTAGTAACCACCCTTTCTAGCTGCGCTCTCCATATTATAACCACAATTCGGATACTTTTTTACATTAATAGTTGAAAATACTCACTTTTTGGTTATTATTATTCCAGTAACCAGTTAGCGAGTACTAAGGAGGTGAACATGAACAACCTTGCATCAGAGCGAGTACGCATGGGAATGTCACAGACTCAACTGTCTGAACTTCTTGGAATTAACCCACGTACATTGGGTAATTGGGAGCGAGGAAACAATGATATTCCGTCTTCCAAGGCTCGTCAATTAGCAACCATCTTTGGTTGCACGGTTGATTACCTCTTTGGACTTACCCAGGAGCGTACTAACCAGTAAGTAAGCACTTCCACACATTTTGTACCTTGTAAACCGAATAGCTAGATATGACACAAACCAGGGGAGCTGGCAGTGCCCGCTATCTAGTAGCAATAAACACGTAATAAAAGTTTGCCCTCACATTGCTGGAACCAATGCAAGGGCTCTGTTCTCCGTGGAGGTGAACATATGAAGAGTATACCGCTTCAATTCAAGAAGATTGCCGTTGGAGCTTACATCTGCTCGGCAATGACAGGCATCTTATTTGCTCTCATTTATGCCACATTCTCAGTTTGTGGCGTTTTTGGACTTCTCCCCTATGTAGCAATCTCAATTCCCGTTTGGAGGTGGATTGATGACATCAACGAAGCAGAAAGAGATTACCGCAGACGTGAGCGTTCTCGCAAAGCTCTTTGAGAAGTTCATGATTGCATCTGCTGAAGCGCAACGTGAGCTTGCAGAGAAAACGGGAACCGTAAACGGCTCCCGCTCACTTAATGCAGCTGTACTTGCAGGACTTCCACCACAGCTGGCATACACGATTGCTCAGACTGCCAAGTATTCCGGTATTCCAGGCTCAATGCTTAGAGCAGAGCACAAAGCAGGAGCACTCAAGTTTATCAAGCCAGCAGGACAAGAGCGTGGCTACATGATTACCTGCGATGAAATGGATAGATGGCTTGCTGATTCAGTCAGCTAAGAAAGGATTGATTATGAACAAAGAAGAACGTGAGTTGCTAGTTGAGCGAGTTGCATTCCTAACAGCACTTCAGAAAAAGGTTAAGGAGCACCTTGACGCACACGCAGCAGACAACCTGCGCACACAGCTTGATGACGAGCTGAAGAACCTCTACGTGCAGATGGGTGTTTCAAAGCTTGACCTCAAAGTAAACGGCAAGAAGGTTGGCACCGTCTCCGCAAGGCTCTCAAAGCCAAAGGTTGAGGTTGTACCACAGGTTAAGAGTGTTGCTGAGTTCGTTGACTGGATCATGACAAGTGACTCTGGCATTGACACCCTCACACGTCTTATCACGCTCTATCCAGACAAGGTACTTGAGTGTGCAACGCAAGACGGTGAGCTGCCCGGCGGTTGCGAGATGGTCAAGCGTGAAGTTGCTGAGTCTTGGCTTGGCACCACGCTTCGAGTTGACGCTGACAAAGTAGCAGACGCATACCAAGGACAGCTGCCACAACGTATCTATGGACTTCTTGGAGATGGTGAGAATGCTAACTAAAGAAGATCGTGAAGAGATCGCCGAGAGGTTGAACAATTATGATTGTGAATCACTTTGGGGGCTGTATCGTGAGCTTATTGGCGTAGAAGAACCAGAAGACACAACGTATAAGGAAGATGTTGAGGCGTTTTGTAAGAGCCTAATCGGCCTATGCGACACGTCAAATATGATTGAGCTGCCACTTGATAAAGACGGTATACCTTTTAAGAGAGGTGACACAGTATACGAATCTGATGGCACCAAACATATAGTCGATGGATATGCGTTTAGTAGGGCTAACGCAAAAATTGTCTCTGTGGTTGACCTAATCAATAATACTCGCATTCTCTTTGAAGCTGACGAAATCACTCACAAAAAGCCAGTAACAATCGCGTCATTAGCGAAAGAACTCGCAGATATTGTCGCTTCAGATTACGGTACTCCTATGGTAGTTAAACATAAGATATCCGAAATCGCCGACCAGCTAGAGAGGCTAGGTGATAGCGATGACTAACCGTGAAGAGGTAGCAGCAAGGCTGCGTGAAACTGGCAAAGACAACAATGATTGGTCTATGGGGGTTAATGCTGCATTTTTCAAAATTGACGATATTATCGGCGCACAATATAAGTCATATGGATTCTTCTTTAGCCGTCTAGCTGACCTTATCGACCCTACATGTAAATACCTGCCTTGTGTATGCGCCACATGGGTTGATGACAGCGATGAAGAGCATGAAGAAGAGGACTTAGAAGAACCTGGCTACTCTGAAAATGCATATTGCTCTATTTGCAACTATGAAATGATGACGGGTGAAGAAGGCTGGTTTGACTATGAGCGCAAGGAGCGCGGAAACCGCTTAATTCCTAACTTCAACTATTGCCCTCATTGCGGTGCAAGGGTGGTGCGTGATGAATCCTAACACTTGGAATTATTGCATTCCCGTTGTCACAGAGCGCAAGCCAACCGTAGATGAAATGTACTTGCAAGCCCTAGAAGCTAAGTACAGATGCGCTGCTTTGATGAAATCAAAAGACGTTTGGTCAAGCCCAAACATGTATGACGAGTGTCTCAAAGACTTTGACGCAGCAATCAGGTATTACAAACAACTGGTTGAAAAGAGGTCTCGTGAATAACCAAGACAAAGCAGTTGAAGCGGTTAAGAAGCTTGCACAGACCGCATACCTAGTTGACGGTGAAGACATCAGCGATAAAGTCAAAGGCAAAAAAGTCTATTTGTCAGGACCAATTACAGGGGTAAGGAACTATAAAGGCTTGTTCTTGTTCGCTGAGGAACTTGTCAAAATGTGTGATGCTGCACGAATCTTTAACCCTGCTTTGCAAATCCCAGACAGCCTTGACTACGAGCAGGCGATGAAACGTTGCGTTACTGCGCTAGCGCAGTATGAAGTAATCATGATGCTACCCGGATGGCATATCTCCAAAGGGGCAAGACTTGAACATGATATTGCGCTCGCCTGTGGAATGAACATTGTTGACTTGACCAACTACAGGCTTGTTCAGTGCTCATGGAACACTCTTGATATTGCTCTTGCGAGGTTGCTATGAGCAAACAAAAACAGAAAGGCACAGCATTTGAGCGTCAAGTCGCAGAATACCTCGCAGCAAGGCTAGGGGCTGACATTGAGCGCAGAACCACGGCAGGTATACACGACAGAGGAGACATCGCAGGAGTATTCTTCCGTGGTCTTCCCGTAGTCGTGGAATGCAAGAACTGCACCCGTATGGAACTTCCAAAGTGGCTCAAGGAAGCCGAGACAGAGCGTGGAAACGCTGACGCTGAGTTCGGACTCGTAGTGCATAAGCGCAAAGGAACAGGCGAGAAAGCGTTCGGTGAAACGTATGTCACAATGACGCTCGAGACACTTGCAGCGTTCATTGCAGGAAGTCACGATTTACTGCAATAAATCAGTATTTATTTTTAATTCCCTATTTTTTCACAACCAAATAGAAAGGCTTTAACCATGAAGAAGATTCTTCAATGGCTGGCTGTTTGCGTCTTTGCGGTGCTGGTATTTGTTCCAGGCATCGCACAGGCTCAGACGGTGCCGACCACAATCACCAGCTTTAGAGTTACCGACAAAAACAAGCAGGACTTAACCTCTGCATACACCAACCAAGACATCTACTTGACGGCTTCTTGGAGTGCAACGGGCGAGGTACACGAGGGCGATACATTCTCACTGGGTATCCCAGATATTCTGGACTTCCCCTCGACAAATGCGGCAAGCTTTGACATCTATGCGCCTGACGGAAACGTCATGGCAACCGCACAGGTTACACCAGGACGCGTCACGATCACTTACACTGCGTGGGTCAACGGCAAAGACCACGTACAGGGTACATTGTGGCTTGCGGCTCACGTTAAGGCTGACGCAGCGGCAGGAACAACCACGCTAAGGCTTATCGATGAAGCCACGGGACAGGTCGTAGAAACCAGCTTCGAGACAAAGCATTACGGCATTATCCAACACGAGGTCATCGCAAAATGGGGCGTCAAGACCGACCACGGAACGGTTGAGTGGTCGGTACGACTCAACCACGCAGCGGACAACCTCACTAACGTTGTACTCGAGGATACAGCGCAGCCTGGCACACGCATTATTCCTGGCTCATTTAGACTCTATCGCGTTCACATGGACGCATACAGCAACATTGACCCTGCAAGCTGGGTGCGTGTGAGCGTTCCCGAGCCAGCCATTAACGGTAGCGGCTTCACATGGGACTTGTCCAGCGTGGATTTTCAAGGCAACCAGTACTTTATGTACTACGAGACTGAAGGAACAGAGACGACCTCGAACTCTATTCAACTAAAGAGCCGCGAGACCACGCAGGGCTCACGTTATCAGTTTGTTAGCCAGGACAGCGGCGGTAATGGCAACGGTGACAACCGACCACAGCCAACTGAGCCAGAGACTCCATCTACTCCAGAGCCTGCACCAACTCCAGAGCCTAATCCAGGACCACAGCCACAGCCAACGCCACAGGATAACGAGCCAGAGCCTAAGCCTGAGCCAGAGCCAGCTAAGCCAGTGAAGAAAGCGAAGAAGGCTAAGAAAGCAGCTCTTCCCGCAACAGGAGATGACGCAGTCATTGCAGTCGCAGCTGGAGTTGGAACGGTTGCACTCACATTCATCCTCACAAGCAGGTTTGTAAGAAAGGAGCACTAATGAATCAAAAAGAAGCAGAAGACAGAGAGCGTCTCGAGAAGATGACGATGAAGGAGATCAAGGAAGTTGCTAAGGACGAGGGTATCTCACTCGGATATGACGCAGCACGAAAAGCGAATGCGATTGGCTCGATTCTTGAGTGGAGACGCTTTAAAGGCTGTTACATGAGGAGGTACTAATGGGTTGTCCTAAATGTCTCAATGAAGGTTGGGGAGACACAGCCTTTGAACTTGAACACGATGAGCACGGTTGGCGCATCAGATGCCCTTACTGCAACCATGCTTCCCGCTACTACCCAAAGCGTGAGCTCGCAAACATTGGCTTTATGTTAGATGAAGAAGCTGAGCAAGATGAAGCCAATAGAGCCGACTAAGTACGTTGAGCCCAACGCAGAAGATGTGCGGTTACTCAGAATTTGGCGCATTGACTTTGACTCGGTTTGCTTTGGTCTCTATACGTACACACAAGCTCAATTCCATGCGGTCCACTCGACCGTATGGGACTTCTATCAGAGAAAGCCAACCATGAAGCACACAACGGCACAAGGCACAGAATACGTGGAGTTTTATCACGAGTATATCTGCGTCTATGAGTCACGCATGCCAGCATTCATGGAGTGTGTCAGAGCAAATGGGCTGCACGGCAAATACCACGAAGCAGGACACCCGGAGAAAGAATACAAGTTTTAAGAAAGGAGTAGATCATGGGAGTATCAGTTCTTGTACTCGGACACTCTGGCACAGGCAAGTCAACAAGTCTCAGAAACTTTAAGCCTGGAGAAATTGGCATCTTTAACGTGGCAGGGAAACCCCTTCCCTTCCGGGGGAAAATGAGCAAGGTAGACCATCCAACCTACGCTCAGATGAAACAGTCTCTCAAGGCTAACAAGCTTAAAGCGTATGTAGTCGATGATGCGAACTACCTTATGGCGTTTCAGAGCTTCGCTAAGGCTAACGAGAAAGGCTATGACAAGTTCACATCAATGGCAGTTGACTTTGAGCAATTATTGGAAGCTGCTAACAACACAAACGATGACACAATCGTTTACTTTTTTATGCATCCTGATTACGACGATGCAGGAAGGCTAAAGCCTAAGACCATTGGCAAAATGCTTGACAACCAACTTTGCATTGAGGGAATGTTCCCAATCGTGCTTATCACAGAGCGTGATGACACGGGCTATCACTTCATCACACAGACAGACGGCTCAACGCCCGCCAAGTCCCCCATGGGAATGTTTGATGAGCTCGTAATTGACAATGACCTCAAAGAGGTTGACAGCACTATTCGTGCGTACTGGGATATGAAGCCAATCGCTTAATTCCCTATTTATTTAATTCACTATTTTCTAAGGAGAAAATCATGAAGGCATTCGGTAATTTTGACAAGGTAGTTGCATCCAACGGTGGTGGCTCTTCCATGCTTGAGCCGGGCGGATATGTTGCAAAAATTGTACGTGTTAAGGACCACACAGACGAGAAGAAACCATATCTTGAGTTCGTCTACGACATCTGGAACGCAGAGACTAAATCATTTCTTTTTGCACAAGATCTTGCTGACACTTCCAATGACTGGAGACATTCTTTCCGACTCTACTTCACAGGAGACTTTGGCAAGCAGCGTTACAAGGCTCTCACAGAAGCAGTTGAGAACACCGCTCAAGGCAAGGGTGCCAAGGCATTTGTCTACGAGGACAAGGACAACGCAGAGCAGACGCTCGTTGGCAAGCTCTTGGGAGTTGTCATCCGTCACCGCTCATACGTCAACAGCGAAGGCAAGGTCAAGACAGCCGTTGATGTCAACGCATTCATCCCTGGCAAAGACGCTGCAGAAGGCAACTTTGATGCCAAGTTTGCAGAGCCATATGAAGCAGACGGAGTCGCAGAAGCACGAGCAAACGCAGACAATGCAGTCATTGACGCTCCTGCACCTTCCATTGAGCTTGCAGACGAGGATTTGCCATTCTAAGAGCAGCCATGAGGTAAGAGAGGAGGTGGCACGTGGCTGATTACACAGACGGTCTCGGATGGGCGAAGCTGGATACCACAGCTGCGTGCCATCTAGGGCGAATCATTGAGAACTTCAGTGACAAGACAAGAGGAGCAAGAGCAACCATGCTCCTCTTCTGTTACTCACAAATCAGAGACATTGGAGATATTCCATCTTTTAGGCTTGGGGTCCGCACAATCGCTAAGGCTTGTGATTGTTCAGTACCAGCAGCACAGCGATTCATTCAATACTGTGAAGAACGTGAACTGATTGTGTCAGTAGGTACTACACCAGACGGCAAAACACCGCTCAGAACATTTTGGTGGTTTGCTGAGGGGTGTATCGAAAAACCGATACAGGGTGTATCAAAAACCCATAGGAAACCGATACAGGGGTGTATCAAAAATCAAGCAAAAACCGATACACATCAGAATACAGATAGTAAGAGAGATTCCTTAAAGAATCTCTCTCTTACTTGTTACGTATACGGGGAAGAAAAGTTTTCAGTCATGGCGGTCTACGCCTTCGCTAAACGCTCGGCGACCGCCATGCAGAAGGATTGCACGCTCGATTATATCTATGAGACTGACCCTGACTTTGATTTGATGATGCGAGCAGTTATTGATGATCTCACACCAGAAGAACGTATAGCAAGCTACTGGAAAAACAATGAGGGTAAAGGTGAGCGCAAATGACATTTGAATATTTGCGCAACATCAATCGCCCAAAGTATGGCTGGGGTGTTGAGTGCTATCTTGCAGCAAAAGAGCCACTCAAGACGCACACAATCGCAGATGATGCGCTTTCAGGCGGTCTAATGCCAGGACTCACAATTTTAGGTGGTGTTGCTTCTGCGGGTAAATCAAGCCTTGCAGTACACATTGCAACTGAAGTGGCACAAAGCGGTAAGCACGTAATCTACTTCACCCTGGACGATACGTGGGGCAATATCACAGCACGTTCCATGAGTTGCTGGTCAATGAAGAACCAAGGGCTAAAACGTCAAGGGCTCACGGTTGTTCCCTTTGAGTGGTCAACGGTCATTAAAGGTCCAGGGGAAGAATTACAGTTGCCAGAAGGTTTGCAGAACCTCTCTGCGTATGCATTCAATGCCCGGCATTCTAATGCCGTACTTGCTGACGCTGCCATCTATGAGGATATGGTTGCACCAAATCTCGCAATCATTGACAACGTAGCAACTACTACAGGAATTGAAGAGATCGTGCGCACTGTCATGGCAGATGGAGACAAACCAGACCTCGTCATCGTTGACTACATTCAACAGTATCAAACTGGCACACCAGAGATTGACAAGCAGGAATATACGCGCGTCTCTCAGGTTGCAACTAATCTTCAGATGCTTGCTTTTGATACGCAGATACCATTCCTTGTGCTCTCAAGTCTGAAGAAGTTAGACGCAAAGGATGAACCGTCTTTGGATTGGTTCAGAGGTTCAGGAGTTGTGGGTTATGCATCCTGGGCAGCACTCATCCTCACAAAAGGTGAAATTGATACTCCTCAATTCAAAGAGGTAGCACTGCACACGGTAAAGAACAAAGCAGGTAGAACTGGCATTTTAGTGCCCGCTAAGTTAAAGGGTGCTTATTCCTATTTTCTACAGAACGGAGGTGTTTCTATTGCCTAAACAGGTCAAATATCTTCTATGCCCCTTCACAGGCTCTGAGTGCGCTTCTACGTGTGCCTTGGCTGGAGTTATTGAGGGCAAGAGAGTTTGTGCCTTAGCGTGTCTCTCAGATAGCGATAAGGCGATATTTAAGCGAAACGCACACGCTCCAAACGTATCGGAGCGAGAACTGAAAAAGATGGCATTGAGAGAGCGAGCAGAAATGACTCGCTCTCTTTATGAAAGAGGTGAGCTTAAGTGAATGGATTCAGACGTAGCTATGAAGAACTAGATCACTCCCCCTTCACGGACGCAGAGATTGCAATCATTGAGCGCGAAGTACCAAAGCATGGACCAACTTGGTCAGGCTTTAAGCGTCTTATGCCTAATCGTTCAATCACGGATATCAAAGTGTTTGCGAGGTCTCGTGGACTTCAAAGCAAGACAAGTCTCACGCGCTCTCACAGAATTTGGAGCGAAAAGGAAGATGCACTCATTGTTGCGATTCTAGAGAAGCTCTCTAGGAAGCTTCAACGTGAGCCACAAATGGTTTGCAATCATGCGTACAGACTCTTTAATCAAAGGGAGAAGTCGAGGGAAGAAGCCTTAGATGATTAAGGCTGAAACATTCTTCCAAACAGTCAAGTGTGCATCAGATGAGAACTCACGAGCATTGGCTCAGATTATGAGCATGCAAGAGACTGAAAATGTACGAGCTCAGAGTTATTCTTCTTCTATTGCTCCAGGTTCTAACTCAGATGTGATGAGAAGAGTTGATAAGCGCATTGACATGGAAGAGCGCTTAAACAAGAGACTAGAGAATAACTACAAACTCATTGATATTGCTTGCACAGTTCTTTATGGTGAGGACCAAATGGGCCATGGCGGACTCTACAAGCTTAAAGGTGATGTCTATGCTGATGTGCTTAGTTGGCGTTATCTCCATTGCTTTGGATGGCAGAAGCTTGCAAAGAGAATGGGAATGAGTAAGTCAACAGCACAGAGCCTTGTCAAGGAAGCACTTGGATATGTTGATGAGCTTGAGTTGCTCAATGATGTTAACTGGTAATTATGGAGTGCGTGTGGTGTTACGAGAAGGACAAGCAGGTACGCAATCGGTACCCATTTGTGTGTTACTATGTAGACTAGCGATAGTTAGCAATAAGCGCTTTGGTTCTTTTGAGCCAAGGCGCTTTTTTATTTAACAAGGAGATTCCGTGGCAAAGAATGTCCGGCAAGGCAATGGCAACGCTAGACGGAAGTTAAGAGCCTGGCTTATGGCTCAAGGACTGCCGTGTGCAATTCGCGGCAAGCCAATTAACTATGCGCTACCTGCTGGACATCCAGATGCGTTT